ATTCCACCCCGGAGATCTAGTTAAGATTGCCACTACTACCGATCCTTTTTCAATGGCCTTAACAGAAGGTTCCATTGTTCCATCTTTCTGAGGCCATTTTACCACATCGCAGCTAAAACCGCAAGCATCAAGATGGAATACACGCATCTGCTTAGTCTTATTCTGATATGCCTTATCTTCAATATCCACGACGTAGGCCAGTACACATACCCGGTATCCGTTATCGGGAACATAGTCGGTTTCAGATAACTCTTCAAACTGGACACCGCTAATAACAACGGCCTTTGTTGAGAACTCTTCGTTAGTTTTAAAATTGGTATAGGAATAGTTGTAATATAAAGATTCTTCTTCTTTAGTGATTTTAGAGTGTTGAACAAGCCCACGGAAATCAATACTGTAAACAGGTAAAGTTTTTTTAATTAGCTGGTAGCGCTCTAGTTCATTGGGGGACTTATATTTAGTTTTTGTGATAGATACCTTTCCCCCGGCCTTTTTACAGGCCGCTTTCAGTGCCTTTATATAAAAATCCATGATTTCTGGGATAGTATATTTGATATCGAACAGGGGGTCTAGGAGCCCGGCCGCAGCCAAGGTGTAAATAGTCCCTACAGTAATAGCTGACTTTCCCCACACATTGTTTTCAGCCGTTGCGATCCGGTGTTTTACAATCCCATCGGCTAAATCTTGAATATTACTATAGGGGGCATATTTACATAGTTGTACGTGGGCTGCTTCTCCAATACCATGTAAGAGTGACAAAGGGGCTTTGATCTTAGCCCCGGAAATAGTAAAGTTATTCACCGGTTCTTTTAGGTTAGGGAGTTCAGTAAAGATGCCGCAATAGGGCCAGAACTTGGTGGGGATTTCAGTTTTCTTAGCGTTTTGGAGCACACCACACCACCACTCCAGGTTATAGTGGTGTTTCAGGTAGGCGCATGCGTAAGAGATAAAGGAATAGGCCGTTGCATGTGAACAATTGTGGGCAACAGCCCCATTCTCAAGGAGAAAATTATGGGTCTTGGGTATTTCCATATCCCAAACGGGCTGGATACAAAGGCTTCTTACATTAACTATTTTTTGTTGGATCGAACAACCGTTTTTTTTCCTAATTTCTATATCGCCCTTGAAGATTAATTCTTTTAATTCAATCCACTCTTCATCATACAAAAATCTATGGTCTTCAGTAGCTACATCTTTACTCCCATCAAATAATTCCACCTCAAAAACTTCCTTACGACCCATCTCTTTTACCCACAGAGGATGGACATAAATAATACTACCGTCTTCTTGTAGAGTAGCTACAAGATCTTTTACGGTTACTTCTTTTATAGGAACATTGCCTCGAAGGGTTTTAATCTTTTGATCTTCATAGAGGCAGTTGAAACCGTAGGCCGCCCAACTCACCAAAGAGGCCCATACCCCTTGGGCCTTTTCTTTACCAATCTTGGCCCCGGCCCGTTCCATAAAGAACTTATAGGCCGCGTCTACCTTTTCCTTTTTCTTTTTGGCTACATTGCCTCGAAACTCCTCCGCTTCCCCTCCTGTACACCCGGTAAGCTCCTGGTAAACCCTTTGTAGGGATTCTTGGAAGATCAAAATACCTTGGGTTTCTGGGACTAGTTCTTCTAGGATAGGTAGAATATCGGGGCTCTTGGGAAGCCCTTGAAGGCGTTTGGCGTATTCCACTAAGGCATTATGTGTCCCCAACCCTTCCCCGTCCTGTACAATGTAATCAAGCGGCCCCGGCCGGTCTAGGGCTGTAAATTCGGCCATAGCCTGGATGCTGTTAATACCCGGGGTTCCGTCTGGCCGTGTAAAGTCAAAATACTTAAGCCATTTTTTGGCCGATGCAGTATTGAACTGAAAAACTGTTTCTGTAATACTTTTACTTACATCTTGGAATACGGCGGGATCTTCTGGTAGGAGCCAAATATTTTTGATGCCTTGTTTGGTGGGGATTTCATCAAATGAAGACGTAGCCCTTTCATCCGGAGTCATATACCGTTCTCTAATCAGCCCCATACACGATTGAATATCGTTGATTTGATTGACTACTAGGAAGTCCATCTTAAGCCCACCAATAGCCTCGATATCAGGCCCGGTAAAGTCTGTGACCTTCCCGTCCTTAGTGGTGACAATTGGTGTGAAATCACCTACTGAACGATTAGATATTAGGAAGGCGCAAGCGTGTTTCCCCTTACTTCTAGGTAGAGATATGGCCATCTTTACCACGTCCCACTGCTTGGGGTATTTTTTGATAAACTCTTTTAAAGCTACATCTGTTTCGATAGATCCTTGGTGGAAGCCCTCGTCGTTCTCCCATCCTAGGATAAATTCAAGGTCATTCGCCCCTTGTGGGGCTACAGACATTTTCTTTGTTAAGGCGGCTACTTCTGGGGGGACGGCCCCAAACATGGCCCGGGTAACATCTAGGATGGCTGACTTAAGCTTTAGCGTTCCCACGGTAGATATCTGGGCATAATGCCCACTATACCTTTCCTCTAACCATCCTGGGAAGTATTTGGGGATGGTTCCCTCCTGAGACGATCTAGTGATTTTTGTAAACTTCAATATTTAATTCCTTTTTGATCTAGGAGGCTTTTTAGATACCGATTTTGTTCCCCGAGGTAGGCCAGTTGCTTTTCCTGGGTTTGGTATTTTCTATATAGTTCCTGGCGAGTAGCATACACCATTCTTAAGAATCTTTCCATACGAAATACTTCATATAATCTAGCGCGGGCTTCTTCTTGGGTAAGTTGGGCTATATATTCGGATTGGGATAGGCCGTCCGGGGGGTCGTATAACAATCCGGTATCATCGTTGGGGTTATAGAACTTAGCTTTAGGGAATCTCTTTCGGTATCGGGTGATAGGCATTCCCGAGGCACGGGCCATAAATTTCATATCTTCTATGCCCCAAGGCTTCTTCTTAGACCTTACCCAAAAATCCTCCAACATATCGATACCACATTCCCCTCCAAATTTATTCAAGAGGAACTGGACGGCCTGGTTAGGCTGGAAGCATAGCCCCCGTTGCTTGTCGGACATGTCCAAGTATGTAGCATATAAGATACCGTCCTCTACAATATAGGGACCTTTCTCGAAGTCGAGTTGGAGTTTTTTTATTTTATTGGGACGGGGCATTGTAAACTTATAGACCTCTCGCGTCCTTTCCATTACATATATGATTTACCAAACGCTTTAATATATTATCTAAAGCACTGTAATGATGCTGGATTTCAATCAAGTCATTAGCATCACACCCCTCGATGTCGGAATCTAGGTCAATACTATATTCTTCTAAGACCTTTAAGACCATCTGGAAGAGCTTTATCGGATCTTTTTCTTGTGGAGGGGTAGTCAGATCGATCATAGTGGCACTCTCCTTAAATAAGCCTTTTCAAAATATAAGAAAAGATGAAAAATACCAAAAAGCCCCCGGCAAGTCCACTGTACCAAATACAAAAACTGTGAAAGCTTAATCCTAATCCAAGAAAGGTACACAACACGAGGAGAGAAAAGACAGCTACCCCAATAGTAGAATATCCAATAATTTTAAACATTAATATCCTTTCCATACAATTCTTCCCAAGTAAGACGCGCATCTAAACATTTTGAAATGATTTTAGAAACCTGATTCATAAGGGTGGTGACATTTCCACCAATAGGGGTAAGAACATATCCAAAGAGTTGGTAGGCGAGAGCCACCGATCTTTCATCTACCCCCGTCCTATTTACCGTTAATAGGTATTTTTGAGCACCTTTATAAACTTGGTACATATCTTCAGTCATCCTACCCCCTTCCCTTTCCTTATACTACCACCAAGGAGTGAAGTCAAGGCCTTTGTCTAGGGCTTCTTTAATGGGGTATACACCCACAGATGTTTCAATTTTAAAGTCTTCTGGGAGGATATGCTTAGACCCGTCCTCGGCCTCGACTTCAACTACATCACATTCGTAGCCTTCCAATAGGTCCCGGCTCCTAAGGTCTTGATCAATATCGGGGAACTTACCAGATTTGATACGGTCAATAGTCAAGAATCGGTCTAGGGATAGATTATTTAAAATAGGATCTACATGGGTGATCCCTAAAAGATAAGCTAGTAGCAATCCCCCAGCCGACCCACGGCCTGGCCCAGTAAGGTTGCCTTGGTTACGATATAGACGACATACCTCTTCATCGATCCATAGATAAGGTAGTAGGTCTACTACCCCGTTATCATGGAGTAATTTAATTTCCTGTCTCAACCTAGCCACGTACACGGGGTTTTTAGGCATACGTCCGTGTTTTAAGATAAGCTCTTTAGTATGGGCTAAGGTGTCTTTAGGGAAGAATTTGGTAGGGAGTTCTACCTTGGTGTCAAACTTAAAATCCTTAAAGCCTTGTAGCCAATCCTTAGAGTCTTGAATCCATTTCTCGAAAGTAGTCTGATCTACCCCCATCTCCTTGGAAAAGTAGTCCCAGGCTTGATCTGAGGTAATCCTACAGTACGTTTCATGGAAACGCCACGATCCTGACTGGGCCAGTCTTACGTCCTGGACTACTTTGTATTCAGGTAGGGTGAAGTGGGCATCGTCTGAAATAAGTGTTCTTAACCCATACTTCTTAGCCAGCCCCATCATAAACTTGTTCACCCCCCATTGAAGATCTCCGTTGGGGGCGGCTGGGGAACATTCGTTTTGGACAAATTCTTCTTTTAGTTCAACCCGTTCAATCTCTGCACCTACATCCTCCCACGTGTAGTAGTTTTTTACTGCGTCAAACTTCTTATACTTTTTATTTTTCCAGGTACGGCCCAGTTCTTCGGCCTTCATTTCCACGCCATCGATTTTTAGTGTCTTGTTAAAATAGTGGACGATAGGGTCTATACGACCAGCCACATAAATAAACACACCCTGGACCCAGTTGTGGGTACATCGGTGGGGAAAGACTTCCACAAACATCTTTTGACCAAAGATTCCGTACAACCGATCAAAGTATGCCTTAGCTAGAGACACCTTAGTAGAACCGTCAATCTTATCTGAAATCAAATGCCTGGACGCCATTCCAATAAGACACCCCGACCCCAGGGTAACGTTCATACTCCCTAGTTCCTCCATATCCCCCCAACCAAAAAGAGGCTTACGTTCCTTTCCATGGAGTTCGGCCCTAGCATCGGCCTTGGACAATAACTTCACACCTTTCAGATAGGCGTCATAGTCCTGGAAGTGTATGGTAGTGTGGTAGTATTTATTATAATCGATATAAGTACCGTCGGGGTTATAAGATAACCATTCCTCCTTGTTAGATCCCTTTGGTACAGTCCCCGTCTTGGGGATATTGTGCTTAGTCAGGATAGGGCATTTATCATCCCTGAAATAGGCCTCTAGCCCTAGGACGGGGATCAGCCCATTCTTTTTGGCTAAGTCGTATATTTTATATGTAGCCCCTAAAGACCCATGATCGGTACAGGTAATTCCACCGGTTCCAAGTTCCTTTTCTAACTTGGCAAAGGATTTAGGGGTGGAAGCTGAGTCTAGGGATTGTGGATGGCAATGCGGGGTAACGAAGTTTTGGAACTTAGACATACTATTCTTTTAGCATACCTAGTAAAGAAGTTTCAATGTCTATCTTATCTTTAAGAGCCTTATCGTAAGCTTCTTGTGCCCTAGCCATTTCCTTCTTGGCCCCCTCTAAAACGCCATAGGTTAGAGTTAGGGCGTTTAAGGAACGGTCGTACCTAGCTACCTTATGAATAAAATCTTTGAGTTTGTTGGTCGTGGCATCGGTCATATTTGGCTCCTTTATATAAACTTACCATAAAGGATCTTTGAAGTCAAACAATTCCATCGTATTCCGGATCTTGATAACGATACCATCGTACAAACTATTATACTCCTCAACGGTAATATCTAAGGCTTTAGCCGCTATATGATCTGGTACCCCATCCGGGTACCGTACACATAGAATGTCTAAAGAGTTTTGGAACCGTTTAAGGGCTATATAATCCGGAGAGTCTTTAAGTAAATTTGTTGGGACTAAATGTTCATCCATGGGCCATCCAATCTATTGTTAAGGCATTTTTCGAGCAGCGCGGTGTAGGCTAGGTATCCAGTATGTAAGGAATCTTTTATTTTTAGGAGGGAGCCCTTTTTTTGTTTGTTTGTTTCTAGGGCTATTTGTAAATCTTCTATTCGTTTTCTTACCTTAAAAAGGTCGTTTTTACACGTAACATAGGTAAAAATTGGGATCACAGGTAAGGATAAGACACCCTTGAGAGAAATCAGGATCGACGCTTCTTCTTTACGAAGGGTATCGGCTTGATCTAATATTTTTCCAATAATGTCCTCGATCTGAAGGATTGATATAGAACACCCCTTTTGGTCTTCATGTATTTTAGCCAGTTCGGATTGAATTTCTGGATATAGCATATTATAAGCCACTATACGGGGTTATGATGTTTTTAGATACACCTTTTTCGGCCCCGTCCACATTTATATACCGAAGATCTCCAACAACATGCCCTGGGACTGATTCAAAGAGGTATTGACCACAGCTTGAGTCCGGAGAACCAATAGATATAGCAAAAGGATCTGGAGGTACTAGACACCCATTGGTGATACACGTAACCCCTCCAGACATGTGGGTTACCGAACCAAAATGGACGTGACCACACACAAATAATTTAAAAGGCCCCCCAACGTCCCTAGCATTGTTCCAACGCATAGCTTGCTGAGTCAATAGGTTAACATTAATAGATTTTCCAGGATATCCCGGCTTAAACACGGTATCACCGTGGGTAAAAAACCCTTTAGAATCAAAAAGTTGGACGGTATAGTAGGGTCTCTTCGAAATATCGAATTTTACGTTTTTGACTCCGGTAGCCAGGACGGCCTTTTTGACCGAGAAATAAACCATTGTTTCTATGGCGTCCCATTTCTGGTGGACGGCCCGGTCCGGGTGACGGTCTTTATTTCGTCCATGGTTGCCTGGGGTACAAAATATGGATACGCGGGGGTACTCCCCAGCCCAGAACAAAATTAGTTCTACCAGGTAATGGACTGCCGCTGCAAATTGTTCCGCCATAGGAGCCCCATCCCGAGCGTCGTGGAGCTGCCCTTGGATAATATCCCCTAGTAGGTGTACAAATAGGGAGCTATCCTTCCGGTAATGGGTTTTATAATCGGCTACCGTAGTGGCTACTTTTTCTAACCGCATAGATTCGGTAATTTGATTATAACCCACAGGACATTCATGGGGATCTAAAAGGGATTGGAAGTGGGTATCACTAATGACGACGTTATGGATTCGGGACGGGTTACCTTTCTTTCCTTTATATAAAGGGGTTTTAGCCCATCCCCTAGGGAAGGCCCTGGATAAGGAGCCTTCCAGGAGCCTAATGAATGATTCTTCCCTAGCGAATTGGGTGACCAGTTTTGAATTAACCGACTTTACTAATCTTGAGTCTCCTTTTACAATTTCTTGAACAATAGCTTCTCGGAATGATTGTTTAAAGTCGGTTATCATTATTTATACCTTATAGCTACACTATATCTTTTTCCTACTTGTAACGATTCAAACTCCCCAGAAGTTAAATCATTGCAAGAAAACGTAACACTTCTTTCACCCACCCCCTCTAAAACAACACTACGAATTTCTTTATATAAACCAAATTCAGGATCATATTCCTTATGATTAGAGATGGAGGTGATGATCATCTCAAAATCCACTTTAGTTAACCCCCTCCGTCCCCTCAACCGGTTCCACCTTGTTCACATACACCCCCAGAAGATTTAAGGAGTCCCCGTTCTCTAGGAGTTTAGAAGCCCCAACATCTGTCCCCATAAGGAGGGATTGAATATCGGCCTTCAGTGTAGAGAAGGCTGTAACGACTACACCTGGTTCAAGGGAAATACCTTCCGAGGTAGTTTGAGTGAATTCAACAAAGCAGTGATCATTTTCCAGCTTTGGAACACTAACAATTTCTCCAGCTTCCAAAGCCTTATCAATAGCCTCTTTCATTTTCCCGGCTTGGGATCGAAGTTCTACAATCTTATTGTTTCGAATTTTTTGGATGATACGATCTTTAATCGAGGTATCTCCACCAACCCCTAAATCAGCCAAAACTTCAACCAGGATACCTATATATTCATCGATCCCCTTAACGTCTTGGGCGAGGGTATTTAGAGCATCTTCAACCCGATGGGATACAGTTTCAAGATTGAGACTGTTTTGTTCAACTGGGGATAGCACCCGGGTTGGATTGCCATCACTGTTTAATTTAATCTTCTTTTTTGGAGCGATCTTTTTCATTCTAAGCCTTTACCTCGTTGTTAATAAGAGCACTAAACCGGGACGGAGCCATATTCAGAGCGTTGGACGCTGAAGCTAAAGTAATACCAGCCATTTCCCTAGCCGAAGGCATTGGAATACCACCATGTTGGGCAGCGTTTGGTTTAATATCTACAGGGGATTCGATTAGCTTTGTATAAACACCAGCGTTATTCCACACCACTATATTTATACCGGGAACTTTTATAGCTTTACCTTCAGGGATTTGAGTTATAAAATCCCCAATCTTGGGGTTCTCGTAGAATTCATCTGTTCCGACCATTTGGACATGTCGAATAACAAACTTCACCCCATTTTTACTCACGGCTTGACCATCGGCTGGAATCTTGGTAATCCACTGGGGGGCCTCAGAATCGGTTTGAGGAGCAGGCCGAGGGACCGGACGGGGTTGTTGAATGACAGGCTTTGGGGGTAGTGCTTGGACCACCGGGCGAGGCTGGGGGGCCGGGGCGGGGGCTTGTTTTTGCAAGCGTCCAGGCTTACGGGGCTTGGGTTGGGTGGTAGGTTTCTGGGGGGTACCCCCCGGCCTCTTTATTCCATTTTGAAGTGCCGTCTTTTCTTTAATTGTACGGACCAGGTTAGCTAAGATCTCCAACCCCTCTTCATCAAACACCTCTGCAAGTTGCTGTACTGATGCCCCCAACCCCATCAAGGTGTTAAGCCGCCCCATAGCCCACTCCCTAAACTCGGCTTCAACCTCGGACTCGATCTGGGTGGGGACATCCCCAAAAAGGCTATCCCCTAAAAAGGACTTATAACATTCAGCCTTAGCTAGACGCGCCTCAACCTCGGTAAACTCGGTAGCATTAGATACTTCTTCTGCGTAGTTTACCGTAGTCTGAGGAACCACGTTTTCAACAAAATCCCATTCCATATCAAGCATTATAGCTTATGTGACGGAGGATGTCAAGGGGATTCGGGGAGTACGTATTTTCCAATTTCAATCACTACTGTTTCCGAAACAGGATCTGGCGTTTCGGGTTCTTCGACAGGTTCCGTCCAGGTTAGATATGGTTCACATTCTTGAAGGACCCCCTCAACCATAGCCCCTCCAACAACATTTGAATGCTTCACTAAAAAATCCGCAAAAACCCCATCCCAACTACCATATCTTTTTGAAGACTTAAATGAATCAAAACCAGACTTTTTGCCAGTTTTATAAATAATACTATATTGCCACTCCCCATCGTCTTTACGGTAAAAGTTACCATCAAAGCCAAAACCAAAGATACAAGAAAAACGACCTTTCTTGTACGCTGTTTCTAGTTTTTGTAGAAAAGACCTTTCACTAGAGATCTTTATAGGGCCTAATGTATCTGTTTTATTCGCTATGTATTTTATACATTCGAACAGTTTTATTCCGTCTCCAACATCTTTCTTGAATTCAAGATGTTTCGACTCGTCTAGGTCCTTATCATAAGAAGGAATACCACTCTCTATAAAAACCCTAACATCTGGATCTGTAGAGAAAAATACTTTAAGGGGGCCAACCATCTCTGGATCTTTTTGTATAAAGTTATCTTCAAAAAGGTAGACCAAAAATCTTAAAACATCATTAAATCCAACATCCCCCCTTTGTCCAGGAATACTAAAGAAAGCTAGTCGAGACATAGTATCTGCCGAATTCATGGTTTCACCTCCTCTGTTCCCCCATTTGGAATAATATCTAAAGCAGGTGCCCCAACTTTTTTCCATTCCTGTTTAAAAGCATCATAGCTTTCAAGTTTCCTAGAAAAAGCTTCATCAACATAGATAGTTTGATAGAATCTAGCTACGTCGTGGTAATCAGCCGTTGAGCATTCGTCACAGTCGTCATTCTTCGATTCGTGAAGTCTGCACCCCCACACCTTTTCCAAAACCTTAGAATAATAACCAGCAACTAGTCTATCAAAAGTAGGTTTATTTAAAAGACTAAAGCCACCTTCTTCTACTAGTTTAAAAATAATATCCCAATATTTTTTCATATCCCCAAGGATTTCTTGTGGAATCCTAAAAGACAAAATCCCAGATTCTGGATCGATTTTACATAAAGAAAAGCCGTTTTTATTTAACTTACAAAGTCTATCTAGGACATAAGTAGTGACCAGGGGCCTTACAAGAGACATCGTATTGATTACACGTTTGTAGCCATATTTATAAGGGGTAGTAGAAAACTCTTCTTTAGGAATAAACCTACCCCCATTTTCATCCACAGCAACTACCGAAAGCCAATCGTCCCCAGGTTCTACCTTACGAACATTCCTATGATCGAGAACAATTGCGTCTACTACTATTTCATCGGCAATTTCCCCAATTTTAATTGTTGTTTTGAAAATATCTTGTGTCTCCATTTTTGTCTCCTAATTTCCCAATCCTGATTCCTCAAACATCTTGTGGTGTAGTTCCCCATTAGCTCCAGCCGGGAAGCCCCAGCTAGTCAAAATAGCATGGCTGAATTCATGTCTAATCAAGGCCCAGAATCTTTCTAAGGACGCAGCTGGGGGGCCTACTACCTGGAGAATATTACCCAAAGCTACTCCGGCTAATAATAGTTTAGTACCGGCTAAGGTAAAGGGCTCTTTTACTATGTGGAGGGAACCACCGGACAGATATTTTTCTGGGTTATTTAACTGGATATTATGGTCGGGGTATTTTTGATCTATGTAATCGTACCAATTATCCATAAGGGTATTAACTGTATCAGTTATCATGTAATATTCTTCTTCGCCTATATCGGCCCCATCACAAAACACAGCCATGGGCCATAAACTTTCCCCGATCTTAGGGGCCGAATTCCATGCCTTGTTCCATTCATACCGAAGGATATACCTGTATGTAGTAAAGATCTCGATGGAAAGGGCCGTCCCCCCCACAATAAGGCCGCCCACTAGGTCATGGGAAAATCCAGCCACCAAAATAGCTCCCAGAGCTGCGGCAAACAACACGGTCCATATCCAGGCGTCTTTAAATGTAAATAATTTTTTAGTCATGTTATTCTTTCTACAAATTCAACAGTGTTAGTACAAGTTATATTTTCTTGAACTATTTCTATAGTATAATGATAAATATATTTGATAGGATAGGTCCAGCTTTGACACATGTCTCGCCAGGGGATTTTATCTTCGTCTTCACATATCTTTTGGATCTTATTCTTTAGGGCTATAGCTTCTTCTATCGTATTAAAAATAGATAATTGAAAGAGTTTTGAATTTGGTCCATAAGGGTCAGCTATGATTCTAGCATAACCCTCGGTCATGTCTTCAGGGGAAGAGGAACATATAAATCTATTGTGTTTATATTTGGTCATGTTGATCAGCGAACGGGACATGCTCCACCAGCACAATCTGCTAGCTCCAAATCACTTCCCTCTTGAACATTGTTAATATCCAATGGTTTAATTTTAGCGGACAACTTTTCATATTGTTCTTCTGTAATAGCCTCCTTTGGAGCCTGCTTGAATCCATGGCCAGAATGCCTTAGGAACGATACGGTTTTGATCTCTTTTAGATTGGACCTTAGCCAGTCCTGAATCATGGGAATTTCTTCGTCTTTATAATATACCGTAACAGAAATCGACTGGTCAGCCCAATGCTTCTGGGCCATCTTAATGGCATCTAGTTGTTTCCAGGTATCAAAGCCACTATCGGCACAAGGCGTCCCTTCGGGAGTCTTTACATAAAAGTCGGCTACAACAGTAGAAGGATCGTAGGTTCCATCCAAACGGACTTGGGGTTCGATATAGTGTCCAGCCTCCCGTAGCTTTCCAACCAAGGCGTCATTAGAGGAAAGCCTGATACGTTGAATAAAGAACCTACTATAAGCGGGGTGAATGCCTTCACATGCGCAATCCATCATCTTAGACCATGTACCCGATGGCTTGATAACCGTAGTCCTAATACTTGGGGGAATATTCAGTTCTTTAGAATATTTTACGTTTTCGTCCTGGATAGCGGCATATATCCGATCCAACATCTCGGGGTTAAACAGCTTTGTGTTTTGAACACATCCAGTAATACCCGTTCCGACCCTTCGGTTACGCTTAATCACTTCATCGGCCTGGGGCCAGTGATATTGTTCACATGTAACCCGCTTACTCCATCGGTGCATCAATCTAGCCGCTTCTTCAAATTCGGCGGGGTCTTCAATAGCCCCCAGGTTGATTTCGGTCAAATTACAGGGTTCGGTAGATGAACCAGTAATCCCAGGGAAGCTACGGCCGATCTCAAGGGTGGCTTCGCCGCAATTCCCAACTAACAATCCACCAGTCCAATAGGTATGGTCGGGGTCGTCTACTGTAATAGAATAGACGGGTTCAATCTGGTTAAAAATGACACTATCGATCTGGTGTGTATTGCCTTCACAGTCATCAATACTATTAACCTTACATACTTCAATTTTTACCCCCTTACTAACAACCTTATGGTTTTCTGTTCCAATAAACACACCACCTTTAGTAATATAGGAAAATACTGGTTTAATACCGGTTTTTTGTTTATTAATAATCTTTGTCCACCGCTTCCCTGACCAAATGGTATCTCCGATATTAGCCTCTCCCATAGTATATTCACCATTAGGAGTCTTTAAAGTAGCCCATCCCGGTTGGCAAGGATTTACGCAATTAGCCGTGTCCTTTTTCAGTTCCCCCATCCGGCCATATTTCTGGATATTAGAGACATTGACGATACCAAATGGTTCCCCTTGCTTATATGTCTCCCAAAACAAGGGGCGTAGGTCGTGGTCCACATCATCGGCTACCACGCTGAAATTAGCCATAGCTCTTTGAGTGGGGATAGATCCAAGGTCCCAACGCTTGGCTTTTAGGAAGTTTTTATTAGATGCGTCGCCAAGAATAATAATTGCCGCCCTTCGGACGTTACCTGATACAACCATCTCCCCGATACAACAGGTAACGTCAGCACTATCAATAGGCCTGAGCTTAATCCCCTGCCTAGAACATAGAATAGCACAAATCTTTTCTACCATTACAACTAAGGCCCTAGGCCCAGAAGCTACTCCACCAAACCCATTAATAGGTTCTCCAGCAGAACGGATACAAACCGTGGAATAACTAAAACTCTTTCCGGTTACGAAATAAGATTCTAACACGCGACGAGTAAGTTCACACCACCCTTCCCTGGAATCAGGAACAATAAAGTCCGCATCCTTGGTAAGTTTATGGTGGATGAACACATTTTCTTTTACTTCTGGCAGTTTTTCTACATATTTAGATTCAACAGACCACCCAACCCCGCCCCCTAACATCAAAAGGTCTTGGGCCGTTACCCAATTCTCCCAACAATCCGAAGCCATGGCCCAACAATTTACCAACGCCGCCCCACCTAGCTTGAACTGAGCCTCTGTACCGGACATCCACCAACCCCGTCCAGCAGGCCCGGCCAAACGTTCCGAGAGGTAATATCTCAACCTTTGAATTTCATTTTCACCTACATTGTGCCCCCTAACATTCCCTCCTATAACTCTATCTACCATATCTGGATAGAAACTTTCAAGTCCAGTGATAGTCTTACGAGCATAAGTACGGGTTGTTACAACATTGGCTAGGTTAGAAAATGGACGCATTCTTAATAGATTACCCTTCTACAAACTAAGTTTCTTTATATATACTTTTAGTTAAAAAATTCAACAATTCCAGCTATTTACCGTTGCAAAGTTTCACCCCTTTAAGGTAGGATGTTCCCATACATATAGCATCGGCGATATCATTATCTTTTACGATAAAGTTAAGCCCATAATTTTCATTTACAAAGGCGACGGCTAGATGCTTGGGGGTCACTTCACCTTTGATACCTAAAGATTTTTTATCAACTTTAATACCAGACATTTTAGCACATTTTGATGCTGAGCGCAAGCGTGTATTTGCCTGGCGCTGTTCTTTGGATAAAGCCAAGCCCACGGATTTTCTCCAGTCCATGGTATTTATATAATGGACGTGAGGAATCAAAGATCCTCCCCCAAACTTTTCCAGGTGCTGGAGGAGGGTGTTGTGGAAAAATTCAAGGGCCTTTTGGGAGTACCGGTTACGGCCCTTGTTGGTCTCTTCTATGACTACAGCATCCGGCCTGAATTCTATCACTAGTTGCACCAGACCCTCTACCAGAGCCTTGGCCGCATTAACATAGGACCAGGGATATGGACCATACTGGGATATGGTAATGGGTAGCTCGGAAAGGCCATAATGTTTGAGTTCTATTTTATTAGAGTCTCCTTCCATTACAGCCCATCCCGTTTTAGTGGACACATCCAGGGATAAGATGCGTTCCATTAGTCCTTAACGGTCCACCATGCGATGTTTTGGTGTGGGGATCCTGAATATGTGTCGGCCAGATACACGCCGTTTTTATCAAGGGGAAATTCACCATAGCTCTCTCCATCTGAAGAGATCATTACTCCAGACTTGGCAAGGTCCAGTTTCGTGTCGTGATACAGTTCGTGGGTGCCACACACCACCCCGTCCTTAATAATACCATTCGTGATAAATTTAACCTTACTTCCAATCGGGACTAGATATTTAGTAAGATCTACTGGGGCGGGCCTGGGGGTGGAGATGCTGACAGTTTTTGGTTTAGTATAGCCCCAGTCATAACCATAATAAATATACGGAGGCTTTTCTAGGAAATAGTTTGGATATGTAGGGATCTTCAGGCCGGGGTTAAACAAATAACTAGTATCAAAGGTCTTCATTCCATCCAAGAAAGCTTTATTAGAATCTTCCTTAAGTTTCCTTACCTTAATCTCATCGATAGTATTAATCAGGCAACTACTTACCTGGTTCAGCTTGTGATTCCATTTTTGGATATTTCCTTGAACACTTACGACAAGTTCTTTAGCCTGGATATAAAGGCTGTCACCTGGAACAAGACATCCTAAGGCTTTTTCATAGCGGGCCTTTTTTTTGTGGAGTTCGATAATCTCTACATTAAGATTGCCGATGCTCTTATTAAGGCCATGTTTTCTACGTTCAAGTTGATCTAGGGTGAGGGATGACAATTCATTTTCCATTTATTCTTCCTTTAAAATATTGATTTCTAAAACTTCTTCTACAAAAAACCTTGGGACGGATACGGGTGAATCTTTACGATAGTAAGCTATTACATATCCTTGAAGGACTGGAGACACTTCTACGGTATGGATTCGGTTGGAATGAGATGGGTGGCGTTTGTAAAAATACTTAGCCACCTTTTTCAGATTGGAAAACTTAATTAGACTATTCGGCCGGGTTTCCACCCTTCCCCCCGTTCTCGGCGAATTCCAGGATCTCATCCAGCCCCGGAACATCTACACCCCGGCTTTGAAGAACCTGGATAATATACTCGGCCCGAATTTCCCCGACCTTGATAACTTCATTATACCCGGCTGCGGCAGTCTTGATTTGTTCCCGGAGTTCCTTAAGCTGGGGATCAACCTTCTTGGCCAGTTTGTTCTTAAAGACTTCCATACAAACCTCATTATAGGCTTGTCGGAGCTTTTCTTCTGAGTTTTGTTCCTGATTGGTCTTCCAGTCGGTATCGAGTTTTTCAAATCGCTTCAGTTGCTTTGCTTTGTACGTTTCTTCGGTCATTTTAAATCCTTTGGTTTGTTGTTAAATTGTTTATTTGATTTTTTTAAAAGTAGTTCTTAGGACAGGTGGGGTTACTTCAAATTTAGCTACGGGGGCATTTAGTTCATATACAGACAAGATACTTTTATTGTCCTTATCTGTCAAACATTCATCTTCTATATAATTTTTAACGGCCTCTTCTGGAGTGTTATAACAATAGTATTTTCCAGACCCTATATTATTTTCAAGACATACTACCCACATCTTTTCAGTTTGCTTCTTTTTAGTCACTTTTTTCACCCCATACTTTTTATTAAATTCAGTTTCGGATAAAGCACTTCCCTTTATATACCACCCCAGCGTTCCACTGGCCCCAATATAGGCCGGGCCTGTTTCGTTATGGGGGAGCCCCTCCTTATACCAAAACTTAGTTCCATCGGTCCAATCGATAGCCGGGCCGAAGTCTCGGTGTCTAAGTCCGTCCTTATACCATTCTTTTTCACCATTACGTCCAACATAGGCAGGGCCATCTAAGCGGTGTAGTTGGCCATCCTTGTACCAGGCTTGGCCCCCATCTTCACGAAGAATGGCCGGGCCGAAGTCACAGTGACAAACCCCGTTCCGATAATGGCATTTATTACCGTAAGAGTCTGTCTCCCAGCCATTCTTTTTAGCCACGATTACCTACCACAGTTACAGCCATGTCCCTTAAACTTGTTTTTTCCACAGTAGTGACAATATCCGGCTAGGAATAATGCTTCAACCCGTGTGGCATCATCCCCAAGTTCTCCTAAAATCTTCTTAATTTTTTGGGAGGCTAGCGCTACCACGTCATTTTTACTGTCTTTCATTTGTTCTCCTTATCAAAGTTTTCATGTCCGTACATTAACCCCTTTTCTATACAAAAGTCAAGTGGTTCTCCTTTAGAAAAGTCCCATCCCTTAACCGGTTTGCATAACACTTTTTGCTTACATAAACTATAAATCTTTGATACTAAACCATAATCAACATTTTCATCCCCACTTAGAGACAAAAATTCACTTCGCTTACGCCGTAGCATATATACTTTTTCTACTATTCGGTTAATCACCTCTAACGTAGGCCGAATACCTTGGGCTTCTAGTAGGGAACCGTTACAATACGAAGTAATCACGGAATGAAGGGTGTTATAAGAATTACCGTTCCCAAACATATGGGGTTCTTCCACACATCCCTCGTAATTGTTGTATAATTGATCTTCCCCCCATTTTTCAATAAACACGGTATTAGCGGCTTCAAAGATAAGATCCCCTTTTTGGGTCATTGTGTTATATTCACGCCACTGCCCCATAAACTTAATAAATCCAAGGTTGAATTGACCAGACGAATCTTTGGAGGGATTCCATTTATCCCTCATATACCTTACAGCAGAATACATATCACACATATCTTCTTCATTGAAGAATCTACGGAAGAATGTAAAAGAATCCCTTAGTACGTCTTGACGAGTCTTCCCCGAAAATGGGGGGTAGATATCCCAAAACACATCAAAATAAGTTTTAGCTACCCCCCCATCATCGTACCGGGCCTTTTCCAAATACATTTCTATCCAGTCCTCGTCTATGAAAGCCTTGGACATCTTTTTAGCATGAACGATCCCGAGGGAAGGGTCGGACATTTCTAGGATATAGACCTGGGCTACTTTTAGAATTTTGTCTACCCCATATTCTTTTACGGCGGAACGAAAGGAGTCCCATGCCTTAGCCTTTCTATCTGGGTATTCATGGTTTACGGGCCACTTCACCCAAATCTCCTCGAAACTATTTTTAAGCTCGGGCGATTCGGTCCTGGAATCGCCATAGATATTAACCGAAGGAGCGACCGTGGTATTTTGTACCAGTTCTTTTTCAGCGGGGGTGGAGTGACCCTTTTCAATAGCTTCCAAAGCTACGTATAAAGTGGCGTGGCGGTTCTTGCGGTTGTCGTTAAAAAATTCCCGAAGTTCCTCATCCAAACTATCCCCAAGTTTTAGGACCAGTGCATCATACAAAAGGGATTCCTGGATGCTGATCCCCCCCTTGGTTTTAGTATGCCAAATTTTACGAATATCTTCTATGGACATGATTATTCTTTTGTCTTTCTGGATAGATGTAGAACAAGACCAGAAATATTATAATGGCCCTTAGACTCTTTTACTATAAACTCAAGGTCTTCCATGTTATAGAAAAAATTGGCTACAGTTTTCCTGGAAACCCTGGTGTAGGTTTCGACTTCTTCTCGGGTCAATTTTAGGGAAGTATCTTTCATTTTAGATTTAGTTAATATAAACAAGATACATAAAATTTCACTAGGGGAATATCCAAGGTCTCTGGCACGGGGAATAAGGGCCGGGGGGAGCCGTAGGAAAGAATCCTCGTGTAGGCCAAGGTAGGGGTTTGTGGGGGTGGTCTCCATTCACTGTCCCCAGATCATACCACACCCAAAAACCAATTGCAACCATCTTGCGTAAAAATTGCCCAAAATCTTTATTTAAACCAGAACCGAGAGTTAAATAAAACTGCGTAAATTTTGCCCACTTTTGCGTAAATTTTGCCCAAACCCCAAAAGTTTTGCGTAAATTTTGCCCAATTTAGGCAATTTTTACGCAAGAATTTCACTTCACTCCTTATTAGATCTTAGATATAGATCTAAGATAAGAAAAGATCTGAGATCAAGCACCAAGCACGGAGTAGTAGTACGTAGTATAACCACACCCACGCTTCCTCGCTGCGCAAGGAAGCTGAAAAGTGCTAAAAAAAATGACACATATATTTCCCTATTAAAAAATTCAGAAAAGATCCAGAGTTCAAAAAAGAGGGGAAAAACGGGTTTTGTAACCTTGCTTACACTTTTTACTTTTAAAAAGGGGCGAAACGCTTTAAACGCTCTCCCAGCCCTTATAAGGCGTCCCAAAACGTCTTGGCTATCTCGCTATTCCCCGGCCATCAAACCGGCCCCAGCTTTAAGCCTATTGACAATGGCGGTGCTTTTAGGGGGTATTTTCCCCCGGCTTTTTACCAGTCGCCCACCGACGATAAAAACTTTACTTAATGTTTTTTATATTAACCATACTTTTGGGCTTGATTTACCAGAAAACCATGGTATAATAAAATGAAAAAACCTTGAAGATGTAAAGAAGCTTTACAACTTGTAAAGTAACTTTACACCCCGATTTTGATGCAAAAAGACTATTGACTTTTTACGTTAAAAGACTTATAATCCGTTTCATGGAATATGTTAAGAATCACACAGCCTACAAAGAGATGGTTTCGAGGGGAGCTAAGCTTGATAAGATTTTGCTTGATAGCACCAGTGAAATCGCCCGTTTGGTCGGGTCTACCCTCGGCCCAGGTGGACGCCCCGTAGCTATCGAACGCCAAGAGTGGAACCTCCCACCAGTCTTGACCAAGGACGGGGTTACTGTTTTCCGGTCTCTGGGCTTTAGAGATTCTTGTAAGCAGGCCGTGTTAGAACTTATGCGTGATGCCAGTGTCCGTACCGCCGATGAAGCCGGGGATGGGACGACCACGGCTACTATTCTGTCTGAAATTCTATTTCGAAAAACACATGAATTCTGTAAGAACCATCCCCACACCCCTCCTATCCGTGTAATCCACTCCATTAACCGGATTTGGAAAGAAATCCTAGAACCTTCGATTTCTGATTTTTCCCTGGAATGTGATTTTTCTACTCCCCAAGGAAAAGAGCGTTTGCGCCAGGTCGCCCTTATTTCGGCCAATGGTGACAAAGAGTTGTCCGAAGCTGTAATCAAGTGCTATGAGATAGCCGGTGACGATGGGAATGTTACTATTCTTGAGTCTTCAGGCCCGTTTGGATATGAAGTAGAAAAACTAGAAGGATTCCCGGTTCTTACAGGTTTTGAAGAATCTTGTGGAAAGTTCTTCCCAGTTTTCATTAATGATCAAGCAAATCAACGGGTTATGGTTGATAAGCCGATGTTTATTTTGTTCAATGGCCGGATTTCCGATTGGAATGCTTTATCTAGGGTGTTAATGAAGCTTCAGGTCGGATATATGTCTGGGGAAATTAAGACCCCTAACCTGGTTGTTTATGCCGCTGGATACGGGGACAATGTTCTTGCCAACCTAGCCAGTGTTTGGGGGGATGGATCTCAACTCAATATCTTCCCCGCCCTTATCCCTAATCGTGATGCCATCCTTAATGCCCAGACATACTTCCTAGAAGATTTGGCCGCTATTACTGGGGCTAGTATTTTTGATCCAGGGGTAACTAAATCCTTGGACGATCTAAAAGAAGACGACATCGGGAATCTGTATTGGAAGGATGATGACCCCGAGACTAGGGTATTGGTTCCTCAAGGGGTTAAGTTTTTTGAATGTAACAGGTATCGTAGCAATATCGTTGGTTATGCCGATCCTGAACAGGTCCTGGTTCGGGCCGATGAAATTAAAGCTTCTATTGCTGCTGCTGAATCTCAATATGACCGAATCTATCACCAAGAACGGTACGGTAAGTTGTCCGGGGGGCTGGCTAAGCTTCGTGTCGTGGGATCTAGCAACGGTGAACTAAAAGAGCGTCGGGACCGGGCCGAAGATGCCGTGTGCGCTGTTCGTGGGGCGATCAAACATGGTTGTATTATTGGGGGTGGATGGACTCTCCTTGCTTTGAGGCAAAAACTACAAGAATCCCTAAAGAATGGGACTCCGCTAGATATTGAAATCTATAATGAGATCTTGAATGAAGTATTAGTAGCTCCACTCCTGGTTCTACATTCTAATGCGGGGTATGTTACCCAGGTAGAAAAGACGGAATCTAATCCTGATGGCTTGGAAGTAAGTGAAGACATTAATGAAATGTATATGTCCGTTACTGGGAAACTTGACCCTAAAAAGGCCAAGACTTTTGACGTTGCTAAAGGAAAGCTTGTTAGTGGGCTAAAAGAAGGTATTTTGGATTCTACACCAGCCCTGAAAGAAGCCCTCCGAAATTCCATTAGTATTGCCACTAGTTTGGGGACTTTGGGTGGTATAGTTGTCCAGCCTCGGGTAGAAGCCGTTGATAGGCAAGAGGCCCGTGATGCTAAGGACTATGATCGGGCTGCTAGGGAGTTTGATCCTAACGACAGGACGTAGATGCCTATATATAATTTAAAGTGCCTAAAATGCTGGGAAACTAAAAGGTTGCTTTCTAGTGAACCTTTTGATAAAATACCTGTTACAGACCTTATATGTAAATGTAATTATATAATGGTAAGGGCGTTTTCAGGTCCTCAATCAACCCTAGTAAAAGAAACCCTAGACAATGGAGCTATGCGACACGCCGTAGAACGTCCTGCGGATATTGAACGTATTATGCGTGAACGTATAGCTAAGGCAGATCCTTTGGCCGGAACAAACAAGAACTATAGCTAATGATACATACTTTAACAGACATTGAACTAGAAAATTTTGGTCCTTTCGTAGGATCTCACAAACTCCCCTTGCCTGAAACTGGTATGTGCCTGTTTAAGGGCAAGGTAGAAGAGACTGGATCAGGATCGGGGTGTGGGAAGAGTTTTGCCCTGAATACTATTTCGTACGTCATGGGGGGGTGTCCTTATCCTGCTACTGAACTCCAGTCTTGGCATACGGAAGATCTACCTAGTGTTAAAGTAAGTTGGAAGGCCGGGGATAACCTATACACGGCTACTAGGGCTAAGGGGTTAGGTCTAACTGGTAATGGTTTAGTAAAGGGTCTAAAGGGGAAGGCCGCTGAATCCCAGCTAGATCAAATCTTTGGACTAGATGAAAAGGCTCGGGCCGTTATTACTTATCGGCCCCAAGGCGAACCTGGGAGATTTTTAGCACTTTCAGATTCTGAGAAAAAAGAATATTTATCTAAGTTGTTAGATTTATATAAATATGAACTAGTAGCTGCGGAGGCTCAAAAGGTTATATCAACGTTAGAAAAAGATCTTGGTGTAAAGAAGGGGGTATTGGAACAGTTGGAGTTAAGGGGCGGCGGCGATGTTGCCCCACTAGAACAAGAAATCGAAAGTATAGTATCCCAAATTGAAAAGCTTAAAAATGATCAGTCCCTGTTACATGAAAAAATCGAACAGACGCAAAACGCTATTGTTTTAAAACAGAACGAATATAAATCTGCGGTCCAAGAAAATTCTAAGGCCCTCACCCAAATCCTTAGTGAGATCCAACACCAGGCACTGGAAATTAGTTCTATGGCTGCCCCCATGGAGCTAGGTGTTTTAGGGGATAAGATCCAGTCGTTACAAAAAGACCTCCGAAAGATGATCCAAGAGGACGGGGTAAGGATGTCTACCCATAACTCTGGGAAAAATACTATAGAACAGTCCATATCTAAAATCCAAGTAGAACTCCGGCAAAAACCCCGTCTACAGCAAGAAATCGCCCGGTTGAAGGATGAATATAAGAAAATTCAAGCCCAGATATGCCCCACATGTGAACAAACATGGGCTACCGAGTCTTCTAAGAAGAAACTGGAAGATATCAAGGTAGAAGGCAAAAGGATTAATGACCAGCTAAAAGATCTCTTAGAGAAAGAGTCCCGTCTAGGCACCCTACAAAAAGAAGCGGGGGAATACCCCGCCTTTGAAAAGAACCCCGGTATAGCTGTAGCTGAAAACGATATTCTATTGTACAAGGAAAAAGAAACTGGGATTCGTTTGGAATTCGAATCTTCTAAGAAAGAGAAACTAAAGGTACTTAAAGAAAAAGAAAATCTAGCTAAGGCTGACTTTAAAGCCCCGGTAGACGTAGCAAGTATTGATACCGCCCTTAAGACCCTTAATGCTATTGTTGGTACATATAATACCGAAAATAGTAACATTTTTAACCAGATGTCTAACCTGGAAAGAACAAAGATCGATCTTGTTTCTAAAGTAAAGAATATTGTCACCAACCAAAAAGAAATTGAAAGTATCCGAGCCAAAATCCTTGATACCCAGACTAAATTCAATTTTGAGTCCGACCTAGTAGCCATGGTTGGTCGCCAGGGCTTTTTGGGTGGTATCTTCGAAGAAGTATTGGCCGAAATAAGTTCTTCTGCCAATGATATCTTGGGACGGGTAGCCAACGTAAGACACCTAAGTATTGAATTCCAAACAGAAAAAGAAGCCCAAAATGGGAACATCGCAGCCCGTATTACCCCCGTCCTATACAGTCGGGGAAACAAAATCGGGTTCAAGGCCGGGATTTCTGGGGGGATGAAGGTCTCGGTAGATCTGGCCGTGGATCTGGCCTGGGGGGATGTTATTAGCCGTCGCCGGGGATCTTATCCTGGATGGGTGATCTTAGACGAGTCGTTATACGGCCTTTCTGGAACCGATAAAGAATCTTGCCTGGAAATGTTAGCAGATTCTGCTTGCAATAAGCTGGTACTAGTGGTAGATCATTCTAGTGAATTCCAGGGACTATTTCACCAAGTAGTCGAAATCGAAAACGTAGACGGAAAGGCTAGATTTATCTAAAATGATCGAAAACGGCTGGGTAACAGAAAAAAATGGCGACCGTCTCCATTATAAAAATGATTTTCTACATTGTGATTCCGGCCCGGCCATTATCTACGCCGATGGGGGTCAAGCATGGTATAAGGACGGCCTTTTACACCGCCTGGACGGCCCGGCCCGCATTTGGGCCGATGGGGGCCAAGCATGGTTTAAGGATGGAAAATACCACCGCCTAGATGGCCCTGCCTATGTGGGCAGTAGTGGATATAAAGCATGGTGGGTGAACGGGGGTAGACACCGCCTAGATGGCCCGGCCTATATTGGGGCCGATGGGTATAAAGAATGGTGGGTGAAGGGGCGGGAATTGACCGAGGAAGAGTTTAATGAGAAGTATGGAAAGAACAACCTCTCTAAAAATAACAAAAACTTCAACTTAATTAAATTTAATAAAGTTGGTAAGGAAGTATTTGGGGATAAGTTCTGCTTAGAAAACATGGTTGTGATTGATAAAATCATAACCGCCTGGGAAAAGATCCGAAACCGATGAAATCTGTTATTGAAACGATTAAACTTATTATTAGTTTAGCTATAGCCTTCCCCGTGTGTATTTTTATCTTAATTTTTGGACCATTAATTGATTACTATAAGAACAAATGACCAACCCCCTGATCCCCATCGTCCAGAACCCTAGGTTTTTGATTGAAAACTGGCTGTTACCTGAATCCTTTTTTCGAAGGAAACTGGTGCGTCTAAAGTGGAATCTAGGTAACCCTAAAGTAGAAATGAATCTGTGTGAATGGATATTTTATGGGACGGCTGGGGAAAAGGTCTTTAAGTTGTCCTGGGTTAAAGCCGAGGAAGGGCCATACACTTTGAGTTACGAAGCTATTTTCTATACTAAAAACGAAATTGCTATGGCAAAAGTAAACACTTTCTTTAAAGCCCTTCTACGTGGAACCCGTAAGGTAAAGATTTATGGTAAAGGCGCTGTATGTCCCTAACCTTAGTCACCCCGGTAAAAATTCGTATAGACGTTGCCCCAGAAATCTTAGATCGGCTTAGGGAAAATCTGGCTTATACTGACGAAAGGCTAAACCATTCTATTAAGATGTGGAAAAACATCTTAGACCAGGACGTTAAATGGGAAAAGGGTGGAAAGAAATGGTCTCGGCACTGGTTCTTTAATAAAAATAGCCGTAGCGACCTGGTACAAAAGATTTCCGATTTAAAGGATCAACAATCCAAGACTCTCCTATTCGAGGATAAGGAGGGGTATTGGACATATTCTGGTATAGCGTCTGTCCTAGAGACTATATGTGGGGAAAAAGTAGTGGTGTCCTATCCCCTCCCCGAATATGGGGTAATCCCCTGGGCAACCCCTCCGGCCCGTAGTCCTAGGTGGTACCAGTCGAAGGCCACAGAGCTTTTTGCCCCGGCTGTACCTACAGCCCTACCTAAGGCCGTGGAGCTTGCTACGGGGCTGGGGAAGACTTTTATAGAGATCCTTGTTACGAAGGAGATCGGTCTACCAACAGTAGTAGTTACACCTACCCTCAACATTGCAGAAAACACTATCCGGGACTTCATCCTACACTTTGGAAAAGGCAAAGTTGGCCAATTCTTTGACGGTAAGAAACAATCCGATAAACTTATTACCGTGGCTGTAGCTAAGTCATTGTCCCTGGTTAAGCCTGGGGATGAACACTATGACAACTTACGGGCTAAAAAACTTCTAATAGTAGATGAATCCCATACCTGTCCCCCGGATGAGCTTCAGTCCGTCACTATGGGGCTTATGGAAATGGTTCCATACCGTGGTTTCGTGTCGGGGACTCAGATGCGTACCGATGGCCTTAGCCCCCTACTCCAAGCCATTACCGGAGATGTATTGCTTAGGATGTCTGTCAAGGACGGGGTGGAACAAGGATTTTTATCACCACCTAACTTCTATCAATTTACGATAGATTCGAATGAACGAAACGAAATTAAGGAAATCACACCTACCGGAAAGGAAAAGATAAAGAAGATATCATCCAAAGATGTTATGAACCTTACCCGGATCCACGTCCATCGTAATCCCCTGATATATAAACATGCTGTAAAACTCATACATAGCGCGGTAGCGAAGGGGCGCAGGGCTTTAGTCTTGGTAGATGAAATCTTTCAATTCCAATGGTTGTTGGATCATGGATTAAACATAAAAGCCATGTTTGCCCATGGTGGGGTAACTAAAGATAATAAACATCTCGTCCCTAAAGAACACCATAAATCAGACACCTACGATCTAATACAACGATTTGACGATGGTGAATTCCCCGTCCTAGTGGGGACATCTTGTATCGGGATGGGTAGCGATATTAAGTCGGTATCACTAATTGTTGACTTGTTTGGAAATTGTTCTGAAACCAGGATCCAGCAGGGGGTGGGGCGTGGCACTAGGTTGTTTGAAAATAAAAAAGACTTTGTTTATGCTTGCTATTGCGTCAAAAACGTGTTACCATTATACAATCAAGGTCGGGCACATAGAGAAGTTCTTGACGACATTTATGGACCAGTAAAAGTAATGGAGGCTAAGTAATGGTTAGTGTTATTCTTTTTATAAATCTTTATGTTCTTATGGGGTGGTTTGGGTATGAACTCTACCTCCTGAATAAGAATAAGTTTAATATGATTGTTTTAGAAAAAGATTGCCAGGACGTGAAGTGGGAAGTGGTTAAGAAGGATTATACTGAAAAGGAATATACCACGGGTGTGGAAGTATAGCTGCTTCCAAGGTTCGGCTTTAATTGCTCCAGGTATTTATGTACTTTCTACCTACAATCAAACAAGGAATTCCATGCCCCGTCCCTCTAACCCCGCCCTTGAAGATGTCCTAGGTGTCCAATATCCCGTCTTAGATCACGGGTACATAACCCTGATCGACTATATGGGGAATGACGACGAGATCGTTCGGGCAGCTAGGGCTAGTATCAGTGCTGGACAAAAAATCAGCGATACAAAAAGCCTTATACGCCACCTTGTAAAGAATAGGCATACATCCCCTATCGAACAAGTTCAAATGAAGTTTCAAGTCAAGATGCCGATTTTCATTGCCCGTCAATGGGTCCGGCATCGTACCGCCAAACTTTCTGAGTTTTCAGGACGGTATAGTAAGTTTGAATGTGAATTCTACGTCCCTACCCTGGATGCTATTAAGGCCCAGTCTAAAGTAAATAAACAAGGGTCGGACGGGGAACTACCGGAAGAAACTAAGATCAAGGCCCAAGAGACTCTAGCCTTAAACTCGGCTGAAGCCTTTGATGCTTATGTTGGACTGATTGAATCAGGTATAGCCAGGGAAACGGCCCGGGAGCTTTTGCCAGTAAATATGTATACTACCATGATCTGGACCATGGATTTACATAACTTATTACATTTTATCAACCTTCGAATGGACTCCCACGCCCAATATGAGATCCAAAAATATGCCGTAGTTTTAGCTAAATTTGTCTATATTGGTTTTCCTCTCCTATGGGAAGCTTTTGAGGACTTTACATATGGGGCACTTACTTTAAGCCGGTTGGATATAGTTGCTCTAAGACTGATTGGTGATTTTCACGGAGAAAAATTCTCAGAAGAATGTAAAACCAAGGTTGAAGAAGTCTTTAAAAATGTTTCGAGAAGTGAACTTAATGAGTTTTTTGAAAAACTTTGTTTAATTACGGGGTATATGGTAGATGGCCAAACAAAGCAAGGATAAGGGGCATACTAAACAAGACTTCAGAACCCCCAAGGACTTCCTAGATCGTCTTCAACTATTCTTTGGCCCTATCGTATTAGATCTGGCTGCGGTAAACAGCAATAAGGTATGCAAAGAGTTTTTTGGGCCTGGCTATGAACAGTATGTAAAGTGTTTAGGGAAGGAATATATTGAAGAATTCCTTAAGACTGGTACCGAACAAGACCTTAGAGATCAATGGTATAAGGAGACGGACGGAAGCCTCATTCCTTCAATAAGTACGTTTTCCCTTTGTTTGGAGAAAGGTGGGGTGGCTTTTTGTAATCCTCCCTTTGGTGATATCTACGACTTTTCTTTCTTTAATAAGACTTTTTCTGAGAATACTAATAAACCTATAGTAATGTTGGTGCCTATTGGTGTTACTGATTGGTTTGTTGAAAACGTCCTACCATATGCTGAAACCAAGCTTTTGAAAGGGCGGTTGTCTTTTATTGAAGGTAACACTTTCCCGAAAGACTGTATGGCTTGTTTTTATGGTATAGGTAAACCCGGAAAGATATCCGTGTGGGATTGGCGTAACGAGGATTTAAAACTAGGATAAAATGTCAAACAATAACTGGTTGTCTACAGAAGATCAAGAACATTTTAGACTCTTTGCCGGTAGGGTAAAGGCTAAAATTGCCAAGTATGGTAAAATGGATAACGACGAGGAGGTTCTGGCCCAGCAACGCTCCCAGGTAGAAGAACTTCAATCCCTAGAAAAGGAATGGAAAACCAGTGTTATCAACAGTGGGAAGGTCGAGGAGGCTTATGGGATTTTCTTAGACTTTATTTTAAATGAAAAGAAGAACCGTCTAGCAGCCCGGCCTTATTTCAGGGAGCGTCAATCGGTTTTTACAGCTTCTATATCCCCCGGTATCAAGGCTCGGGATGTTGATAAGATTCAAAAATATGACATAAATTTCTTGTTTATTAAACTTGTAGCAAAGACGTTCCAACAGCCTAAAGACTTGCTGGCTATATATAATAAGGTCATCAAGGCCCGAAACGCTTTGATTGAAATCAACGCTCCACTCGCCATATCTAAGGCCACTAGCTTTGGCCGTAATACCCCCCAAAGCCACCTCACCTTCATGGACCTGGTAGAAATCACCCTGGAAGGCCTTACCAATGGTGTTGATAAATTTTGTGGTGAATATTCCGATACCTGGCGGGCCGTGTGTATTGGGCGTATGACTGGGAATCTGATCGAAGACTATAACCAGACCCTTATCCACTTCTACCCTGCCGATAAGAGAAAACTGTACCGAGCCCATAAATTTATTTCTAGGAAGGTCCCAGGATCGTTCGATATTAAGGATGTGGTGGTAGCTGTCAACACTTCCCCTAAAGAGAAAAATGGTAAGAAGATCAAGGTTCTACCAAAGGTAACAGAAGAAGAAATGTCTGATTTGTTGGCCGCAGCCTCTACCGTAAGTTCAGATTCTATCATGCCTGAAGATGATGATAATGAAGGGGACACCGCTATTACAGAATACCCTGACCCAGTGGAAACCCGTCCCGATATCATGGTAGAAGAACATGAAACCGTGATGAAGGTTAGGAAGGCTTTGGAGTTTTTGACCCCCTATGAACATAAAGTATTGAGGCTTAAAGGGGTTGATTTCGGGGGTTGACTTTTTTAGTCAGCTTTGGTATAATAAGAAAATGTTTAGTAGCTCACAGATCCAAATACGTGGCCCTAAAATAGATATCCGTCCTACCAATGACACTAACCTTGTAGCATATGTGGACAAGGCTGGTAACCAGGTAGTGGCTTCAGGCAGTGTGTTGTTGGCGGGTCTTATGCTGATAGCCAGCAATAAAGGAATTACCTTGGAACAAGTATTGGCCCAGGGAAGGGACGAAGCTATTAAGTTCTTTGGTCCCGAACCCGAGCCCGAAGGAGAAGAGTTGGTAGTGGAAGGTGGCCCAAAACATGATTAATGATGGGTGGTGGACAGATTCCAGGGGTGATAAGTATCATTTTTGGAACGGGGTACTACATTGTGATACTGGCCCGGCCATCATTCGGGCCAATGGGAGTCAGGAATGGATTAGAGAAGATAAACGCCATCGTGACTCCGGCCCGGCCTATATTGGGGCCAATGGGACACAAGGATGGTATAAGAACGGCCTTTTACACCGTTTGGACGGTTTCGCTTGGATTGGATATGATGGGCGTCAAGAGTTTTGGGTGGAGGGGACGGAGTTTACCGAGAAAGAGTTTAATGAGAAATATGGTGTACATAAAAATAAAACCGATTTCAAATCCCAACTCCAATCCCTCATTAATTTACATTTGTTAGAAAATGGTAGCGATACTCCAGACTTTATCCTAGCCAAATACCTTAGCCGATGCCTTGAAAATTGGGACCTAACCACCCTGGAACGTGACAAGTGGTATGGAATTCCACGAGGATGCCCTAAATTTATAACTACTCCAAATAGCAAGTCAATCTTTATTGAAAGTAAATAAAAAATGTCACTTACATCTTACGGAAATTATGTAATCACCAAGCCCTTCCCTAAGGCCGAGGCCCCCAAGACTAACCTCGCCACAGGACAATCTATTGGAAATTCTAATACCCTCATAGAATTGGAAGTCCTGGTAGGGAATACTTGGACGGATAGCGGAGTTATGTCCACGGTCGACGCTAAGGTAATGATGAAAAAAGGGGATTCCATTTTTGTAGATAATAAGTGTCGTGTTCAGGAGTGGGCTAAGAATACTTATAATAACCCCAATCTTATCGATTCCTATTACATCATCGTTCCCCTAGATCAAGTCCGCATGGTGAAAATTTGATACCGAGTCTAATTATAGGGGATATCCACTGTACCCCACAAGAAATCAAGGACTGTGAATCTTTAGCCGAGCTTATTGTACAAACTTGTAAAGAATACACCCCTAAACGGGTTATCTTTATGGGGGATTTGTATAATAATCACGATGTAGTCAATACTCTTACTATATCCTACTATACCAAGCTTTTTAGTCAAATTGAAGATATTGTAAAATCTAAGCCCGTTGTTATTGTAGGGAACCATGATCAATATACCCCGTCTATTAGACATCCTCACGCCATGTTATCCCACACCCAGGGAGCGGTTGTCATTGACGGCCCTTGTCGGCTTGACGATCTATCGTGTGGGATGCCATACTATTACGATCCTAAAGAGTTTATCCAAGAAGCTGTAAAGCTTAAAGAACAAAACCCGGACTGCGAAACTCTTTGGTGTCATCAGACCTTTGATGGAGCTAAACTTCAAGAGGGATTTTATGCTAAGGATGGGGTAGATCAAGACGCAGTACCCTTCAAGACCATTATCTCGGGGCACATTCATGGTCCTACCAAGATGGGGAAAGTTCTATACGTGGGGGCTCCAAGGTGGAGGACTTTAACTGATTCCGAATATGAAGATCGCTTCCTTTTATTGCTAGGAGGAAAGCCGGTTAAAATCTCAACCAATAAGGTCTGTAAGAGAATCTATAAATATGAAGATAGGGAATCAACCCCTTGTGTAATAGACATCCCCGAAGAACTGCTACCTAAAGCAGATATTCGGGTTGATATCTATGGTTCCCCAGGCTACATAAAGGATCGTATTGTAGAACTGCGTGCCAAATATGGGGTTAAATATCGTACTTTTCCTATTAGTTCTCGTATATCCAAGGTATCTGAGTCCCAAGGAGTATCCAAGGCTTTTGATACCTATTGTGAGATGTTTAAGCCACCGTTCGGTTCCAAGGTGGAAAGCCTCATAGAATCATTTAAGGAGCGTTCCAATGGACTTAGACTATAAATCCCTAGATTGGGCACAGCAACTTTTACTGTGTAAAGATCTGACCGAAAGGTTTGGTGTCTTACACGAGGCACAGATCCTTCAGCTTAAAGGATGGCCTATCCTTAAGTATGGGGCAAAGAAGTCTGAGGCCTTGGTTAATATTGAAGATAAAACCCTTACTTTTAATTGGGAAGGCGCGGCCAATATTGCTAAAAAGGACTTCGGTCCTCTTAGGTGGGGGATCGATTATATTCTAGGAAAAGGCTGGAAAATGGAGATCAACCTTAACGGCCGCCTAATCTTTCCAGTAGATGTTACTCCACCAAGAAAAGCTGGGACTATTAAATCGATCAGAAAGAAACGCCCTGGAGGTGTTTCTCGCAAAAAGCGGCGATAATGTCTTAGACTCATTTGATATTGTTCCTGAACTTCAGATCCAACTCTTCAATTCCTTTTTACAGGGTAAAACCCTCCAAACTATCCAAGAACAAGCACCGGCTATATCCCTGGGCCAGTTAGTTAATACTGCCCTTACCTTGGATTGGCACGGCCAGAGGGAAGAATATTTACAAGACCTATACTATAAAGCTAAAGATTCTTTAGCCAGGACTATATTACAGGGTATAGATTTCCTTACGACGGCCTTGGGGGTGGTTCATCAGGTAATGGGAGAAAAATATGCCCAATACTTGATAACCAAAGATCCCACTGTTTTAGAAGAGTTTGGTATAAAGAACTTCCACCAGTACAGCAACGTCCTGGACACACTTATGGTATATGCTGGGGAGAACAGCCTCCTTAAGCCGATGGAAAAGGCCAAGCAGGCCGATCCCCCTAAAGAAGAAGAAACCGAAAAGCCCCCGACAGCAAATCTTCTAAAGAAGCTTTCAGAGCAAAAGAAAGTTGAACTTGAAGAACTTCGCCGTACCCAGGCCCTAAAGAAGGGTGCAGAAAATGGCTAAAAAGGTTCTTAGTGGGGAAGAGCGTGAAATACGGGACGCTCTCTTTACTCCCCCGGCCACAAGGGAAGAACTCCACAATTGGGTTCATACCTTCCTAGACCTAGATCTCCCTGGTACCATCATAGATGAAGATTCTAATTCCACCCCCTTAGACATGGTGTGGGAAGTCTATTCCAGTCTTGTCTATGGATGTGAAGAGGACGTGTCTAGGATTTTATATTACTCTGGACGAAGCGCCGGAAAGTCATTATGTGAATCCGTAATCGAGGTTATGTTGTTGCTCCATATGCGGGGGAAGGTTGTCCACCTAGCCGCAATTAAGGAACAATCCAAGAACGTCCAAAAATACATTAAAGGCTTTTTTAGTAAGCCCCATTTAATGGGGTATGTTCAACGTGATTCTATTGAAACAACCGAAGTCTGTTTCTACGTCCCCACCGAACTAAAAGATTTTTCCTTACTATACAAGAGCAAACTACCCGTCCTAAAAGAAAAGGAATGGAAGTCACTACCAGATAAGGAACAAGAATCCTACTCCCAAGTAATCACGGTATGTGAAGTTATCGTGGCTACTATGCAGTCCGTGAATGGTAAGCACGGGATCCTTATTATGGACGAGTTAGACGTTATGGATAACATTAACGTCTATCGAGAGGCCCAAAACATCCCTGACAAGGTTATGCGTAGCGATGGGACCTATGCTGAGCCTGTTAGCGTGCTGACCTCTACTCGAAAGACCAATACAGGTATTGTTCAACAGGAAATAGACGGGGCAGCAGTGTCTGGCCTTCTTATAAGACACTGGAACACCCTGGACGTGACTGAAAGGTGTCCAGCCTCCAGGCACGAACCTGAAAAACCTAAAATTACTATTTACAGAAGCAATGAAAGCCTTAAGTCTATTACTGAGGAAAACTATGCTTCTCTCCCTGAAAAAGAAAAAGAAACTTATATAAAAGACCAAGGTTATCAGGGGTGTTTAAGTAAATGTAAAATGTTTGCTTTTTGTCGGGGCCGCTTAGCCACAAAGCAAACTTCGAATTCAAAGTTCCTAAAAGGTATCACCTATGTCCAAAAACAATTCAAGGTTAATACCCTTGAAATGTTCAAGGCCCAGCACTTGTGTTGGAAGCCAGGGTCATTCGGTAAGGTGTATCCTCGCCTAGATAAAGTGTCCCATATGATCACCCCGGCCCAGGCATATGTAAAGATATTTGGGGAAGATTCATTGTCCCCTGATCTGTCTAAAGATGCTTTGGTTAAGCAGATCGGTAGTATGGGGGAATGGATTGGTGGCATAGACTTTGGTTTTTCCCACTACTTTGCCTTTGTAATAGGCTTTGTGTGGGGGAAGAACTGTTTCGTTCTATATGCTGAAGCCGCAACAGAACTTGAGCCTAATGCCCAAATAGAGACCTCGGAACCATATAAATGGTTAGATCCTAAGGTATATGCCGACCCAGAAGATCCTAAGATGGTCAAGATGTTTAAACAGCATGGATGGCATATGCAAGCCTGGAAGAAGGGCACAGGTTCCGTTGTGGGTGGTATAAGCGTGGTGAGGATGAAACTATCCCCTAATGGGGAAGAGCCCGAACTCTTTTTCGTTAGGGACCTAGGGGAAGATCCTATGATGGACCTTTTATATAAACACCTAGATGAACATAAATGGAAGTTTGACGCCGCAGGCCGTATCACCAATAACGTAACCGACGATAACAAAGACTTGCCAGACGCCCTACGTTACATGGTTATGAATAAATTCGACCCCAAGGGGAAGTTTAACGTAAAGAACACCCCAGTAGTGACTCCTAAGGAAGACTATTTGGACGGAGTTTATACCGTAGAAAATTGGGCTAAGAAAAAGATAGTGGAACTGGCTACAGACACGGCTTCATATGAAGAAGGGGCGGGGACGGGGTGGTATGGACAACAGCTAGAAAAAGGGAAGGGTCAATCCAAGGGGAAGAGAAAAGGTTTTTGGTATACTTTTTAGTAGACTTTTCCTTAGAATGTGGTATAATGTTTTTATAAGTTAGATAGTTTTGGTGGCTAGGACTATAAACCTTAAGCCACTTTTCCCCAACAGGAGTTTATTTTTTCTCCTGTTGGGGTTTTTGTTATAGTAACAATCTTTATATCAATGGGTACGCTTAATATAAACTACACCGTACTGGGGTATGAAGATTCTAATGCTACTAACAATCCGCGCCAAAAGGCCGTGGACTGGAACCGCCAACTGGGTGGCCTTATAGTAAATAATCCAGGGAATATTCCCTACAGTATCCCGGCTTTACAGTCTGTGGAATGCTTCAACGGCACGCAGGTCCTAGGGTACGATTCCACCACCTCTTTTAGTATAGCTTTGGTCCCTAACTATACTAATAGATATCGGCTAGTTTATAACAGTGGTTCTAACCCCGTCTTCAGGACGGCCAGGACCTTGGCGGTGGCAACTGGTACACTTACCCTTACTGTCCAAGCTAACGCCACTGTAACCGTTACAAGCTCTCTAGGGAACGTTTTTGGTAGTATTCAAGCCGGGGATAATGTTTATATTCCTGGTACCACTATCGGTGATACGGCGGGGCCATTCGATCCTCTAAACGAGGGGCTGTGGAGCGTTATCTTGGCTTCGAACAGTTCTATCACTATCGTTCGGGACATCACCCAGGTCTTTTCTGGGGTGACTGAGACTGTAGCTATGTCTAGTAACGCCCAATTCCGGGTCTTTAGCTCGGACGGTGTACAAGTAGATGATATCCTTGATATTTTTGACGGTTTCGCTACGGCCTATCTTCGTAGCTATGAAATTGTAGGTGTTACGGATACATTTTTAGAGTTTGTGTCGGGGGTAGCCCTTCCAACTGGGACCTTTACCCCTGGGGCCGGTTCTTTTGTCTGTTATAGTGAAGGAAAACAATTCCTCCTTATCGAATCAGACCAAGAGATCGCGGTTAGGTTGAACGGGGACGAAGACAATACTTTAAGAGTAGAACCTATTTTAGCTGGGAACGCTATTCGACCCGGTTTTTGTATGCATACTGGTACGGTATATCGACTTGTAATTATTAACAGATCATTAACCAAGGCAAAAGTACGGGTAGTTACTGCGGAATAGTATGTAACCCAATCTTTATGGGGTATGGCCTTAAAGTCTTCTCGGAAACAGAAAAAGGTTGCTTTTGCTTTCGGCATAGGCGAGGCCGAGGCTTATAAAAACCTCGACAATTCTACCATAAAAACGGTGACTAGGGAAGACCCCAACCTTTCTCCCTTAGCCAAGTCTATCCTAAACGTTCTAAACGGCCCTACCAGGGAAATTGAACGGTTATCATTTCAGACCAACCCAAACCAGAACAACACCTTTTCTGGGGTCCATCGGGCCAAGGTTCGGCTTATCCCGGACATCTTCCTACAACGGATTGCGATCCAAGATTCCCTGGTTGCGACCTGTGTTAGGACTCGTCAAAACCATGGATCTAACTTTGGCCGTCCTGTTAAGGACAGATTCAGTATGGGGTTTGCGTATAAACCCAATACCGGCATTATAGATACCCTATCCCCCGAAGAAAAAGCTACGTTCGCCAAGGAACAGACCGAAGCTATTAGCCTCCTATCTTCCTGTGGCCATAAAGAGAACCGGGCACTAACTTCTCAATTTAGTTTTTCCGATTATCTAAAGCTAAGCTTTAGGGACGCTGTTGTAAATGGTCGTATAGCCACAGAAATTGCACACCAAGATCTAATAAGTGGTGAAAAACGTTTCCACCATTTTACCCACGTTGACGCAGCTACTATCCTTCCAGCTTCGAATGATCAACAATCGCTACAAGCTATTAGGGATGAAGCATTTCATTTATTATCAGAGGTAACTGGGAAGACCCTTACTAAGGAAGACTTTGTAAAGGGGAAATATGAGTGGGTTCAGGTTATCGATGGTAAAGATCAACAGGTCTTTACTACCGATGAAATGAAATGTAAAAATTTCTTTCCAGCCGGTAACGTAGACCTAGACGGATATCCTGTTACCCCTATCGATACTGTTATTGCCTCGATTACTACCCATATCAATATCACTACCCATAACAAGCTTTATTTTCAGTCTGGGCGCGCAGCTAGGGGTATGTTGATTATCAAGTCGGATGACATTGACGATACGGTCCTTAATAACTTAAAACAGCAATTCAACAACAATATTAATGGGGCCAGTTCGTCCCATCGTATGCCCGTTTTAGGATGTCCCACCGACGGGGAAATTACTTGGCAAGCCCTGGATGCTTCTGGGCAACGGGACATGGAATTCCAATATCTAACAGACATGAACGCTCGGGAAATTATCTCGGCCTTTATGATGTCTCCCGATGAACTCCCTGGATGGGCCTATTTAAGTAAAGGGACTAACAGTCAGACCTTGGCTGAGTCTAATAATGAATATAAACTGACCGCCGCCCGGGATGTTGGTATTAGACCTTTACTATCTGATTTCGAAGATTTTGTTAATGAAAATCTGTTTCCACTGATTAGCCCTAAACTAGCGAAAATGGGCCGTATCGTATTTATGGGCCTGGACGCTAAAACAGCGGAACAAGAAGCGGAGCAGCTATCTAAAGATACCCAAATCTGGATGACTATTAACGATGTCTTCCAGAAGGTGGAAAAGCCCCTACTAGCCCCTGAACTAGGGGGAGATCTTCCCTTATCTGAAGTTGTCTGGAATCGGCTCAATAGCGTATTTACGGTTGGGCAAATCATGGAAAACTTTATGAAGATTCCTAACGCCAGCAAAGATCCTATGTTGGCTTACCGTCGGGATGCATTCTTTATGCAATGGTATCAACTCCAACAGGCCCAACAACAAGCCGCCCAGGCTCCTACTGGGGAGACCTTTACCCAGGGCCAAAACCCAGGGTCGGATGGGAAAGGGGTTGGTCAGTCTCCTGAAGCCGCGCAATTTGGAAAAACTATTAACCAGGCTTGGGACCTTATGTCTAAGTCTGAGGACAACCTTCCCCCCGCCCATAGGAAACTGTTAGCCCAACATAATAAAACCGTGGATTTCTTTATAAAAGGGTTTGAGGCCGATACTAAGGACGCGATTAAAGATATTAAAGAGATGGTCGGCCAGTTAACTAATGGGAAATAATCTTTAAGGAAGGGTGATATGTTAGAATTTACTAATAATGATATCTACACTCCCATAACCGGGGATATAGTAAAGAGTTCCGGTCAAAACTATGGATATTTA